CCCGAATCCGCATCCCGTTCGACCAGTGGTGCGGCGAATCCTGCGAGCGGTGCGAGAACGGCAGGGACGGCAACGGCAACTGGATACTCGCACCAGAGAACGCAACGGGCGAGCCGTGCTACGTCTGCCACGGCACCGGCCGCACCCCCGGCATCGGCCCGCAGTTGGTCCGGGATTGTCCGATAGTGGCGGTGGAGTTGACGGGCAAGGAACCGTGGCAAGAAGACGACTTGTATATGTGGCTTGTTGGCGACGAAACCACGTCCGACCTTGGCCATGCCATCACAGAGGGAATCGCTGGTTTGATGATCGGCGGCACCGGCCATATCGGGCGAGATTTTATCTACCCCTCCTGCGAAGCCGCCATCGCCGCCCTCAACGCCGCGGCATTGTCGTGGGCGAGGGGGCAGGCGTTCACTCCCCTCAACCCATCGCCGCGGCCGCAGCTCTCGTGAGTCATCCCGGAATTCCTGTCCCGCGATCCATTAATCCCCGCCGATCCACGAATTACCCACGGAAACCGCCAAAACTTTCCGATTGAAAACTACCGGCGTCTGACTATCATTCCCCTATCGCGGCCCCACGATTTATAGGGTTTAGGTTGCGGTGGACGGGTTCCAGGTCGGCGGTTTACACCGAGCGGGTCAGCGGTTCGAATCCGTTAGCGTCCAATGAGAAACCCCTAGCATTCCTAGGGGTTTATTCGTTTCTACCGAGTTGGGCCGCGAATGTGAATTACTGTATCATGCGCCGTTAATTCGACCGGGTCAGCGGTCGGAAGCATCGGAGTCCCGCCATGGCCCGGATACCTCGCAAGCTCCACGAACTCAAGCCGGTGAACCGTCGCGGTGGGTGCTACGTCTTCCGCAACCGCAAGTGGATTCACCTCGGGAAATGGGATACCCGCCGGGATGAACCGTCCCCGGAGGCCGCCGCAAAACTGGATCGGTACCGAGCGCTGTGGCGGGTCGATCCCACCGCCGGGAGCGTCGCGAGCGAGCAAATCTTCCTCGTGCAACTCTGGCGGGATTGGCGGTTGTCCTCGATGGCCCCGCGACGACAATCGGAAGATGCCGTTCGTGCCGAGCGGTATCTCTTCGGCACAGTGGAAGAACCCCGACCGCATGCCTACACCCTGGTTGACGACTTCGGCGCTCCGGAGTTCCTCGCCTGGCAAACGGAACTTTGCGAGACGCGCAACGAGGATGGGACTCTCCGCCTCTCCCGGTCCACGATCATGCAGATGATCAAGCAGGTCCGGTCGTGCCTCTCGTGGGGTGTCATCATGGGGAAGGTCGATCAGGCTCAAGCGGCGATGATCCAACTCGTTCCCGCCCCGCCCCGTGGATCGGTCAAGGAGAAGGTCCGCCGCCGGGGTGTCCCCCGCGAGGTGGTCGATGCCGCGTTGCCGCACTTGACGCCGCCACTCCGGGCTGTGGTGGAACTGCTTTGGCTCACGTGCGCGAGGCCGTCCGAGATTCTTGAACTCCGGGCCGGGGATATCGCGAGAGGCGGGAAGGTGATGACGCCCTCCGCCGTGGTGCTCGACTTGAGTAAGCTGCGAGTCTGGGCGGCCGTGCTACGCGAGCACAAGACGGACGACGGGGAGCACGATCGCGTGATCTTCTTCGGCCGGCGGTGCCAACGGATTCTCAAGCCGTTCCTCGAGGGCCGCGAGCCTGGGGAGTTCCTGTTCCGGCCCGCCGATGGGAAGGCCGCGAGGAAGGAGATCGAGCGGAGCATGCGGAAGCCGGGCGGGTACGGGTCGTACAAGCCTCGCAAGGGCGAATCCGGAGAGCGTCAGCCGGGGGAATGCTACACCGACGACGTGCTGAGGAAGGCCGTGAGACGGGCCGCGAAACGTGCGGGCGTCGGTCACTGGTCGCCGTACCAGATTCGGCACTCGGTTTTTCGCGAGGTGCAAAAGCGGTACGGCCGGGATGCCGCGCGGGTGTACGGCGGTCATGTGGTTGGCGGTGCGACCGAGATATATGCAGGCGCGGATCTGGAGCGTGCGGCGGAAGTCGCGAGGGCGATGGGGTAGGCGGTCACTCCCTCCACCGCCACGTTGGCACGTTCGGTGGCAGGTTGACCGCCGCATAGTCTTCCTCCCCCAGCATCTCCTTCAGCCGCACTAGGGCCTGACGGCGAACAGACGTGTAGTAGAACTCGCAACGGGCATCACGAACCGCGTCCCACACCCGGTACAGTTGGTCGGTTTCGATCATCACCGCTTCGTAAATCTCCGACCGATCCTGCTCCAAATGGTGGCGTTCCACGAGGTGCTGACGGAACGCTCGGTTGAAGTGAATCAACTCGTTCACGATCTTCCGTTCCGGGAGTCGGTTCGCTTCGTCGAGCCGGGGAGCGTCCTTGAAATCCTGGTAGCGGCGGCGGAGCAAGTTCAAGTCGGCCTCGAAGTCGCTCCGTTTCGCGAAGATGTAGCTTGTCTCGCGAGTGTCCAGAATCTCCCATTCGATTGCGATCTTGTGAACGGCGTCGCGGAGAGCGGGGAATGCGTCCTCGGTGGGCGTTGGCTCCGGCGTGCCGGGGATGCCCATGAGCAGGATCACGGCGGTCAGGGTGTCGAGCATGGGGAATCTCCCGTGGGGGCTGGCACAATCGGCACCCAATCCTTCGTATCGTCGGTGTCGTCCCGCACCGGCTCAGGATCGTCGGGAACCATCTGGGGCGTATCCACGCAGCCCAGGGAGAGGGGGCACATCGGGAAATGTGAACAGCGGGGAGTGGACATGGTGCCGCCCTCTGTGGTAGGAAAATCCGGCTTATCACTTCCCCTTCCTTCGATCCCGCTTCCGGGTCCGCACCTTGCGGTTCTTCACGGGGCGGGCGATTCGTTTTGCAGAGATTTAGGATCACCCCCTCTCACGAGTAAGGGAACTGCCGGGTGCGTCCGTCCTGCGGTTTCGCACCCGGCCCATGCCGCAGGGAGGCGTGGATTACGCGGCCTTCGGCCCAAACAGGGCGAGCAGTTGTTCCAGGATCGTAGCGTAGGCGGCACCGCCGGGGATCAGCATGAGGATCATCGGCAGGGCTTTGAACAGGATCGTCTTCCAATCGACGCCGGCGGCCCGCAGATCCTCGACCAACCGGCGGGGGGTGGTCACGCCAGACGGCGCGGATGCCATCACGGCGTTGGCTTGCGGCACTTCGCAGCCGTTCAGGAATTCGAGGCAGGCGGATTCCGCCTGTTGTTCGGTCAACATGTTCAAAACTCCAAGGGTTGGGAATCGAACCATCCGGGGAATCCGAACGGTTGGGGTTGGATTCGATAACTTCCGACTTTCGAGGAATCGAAAGTTAATCGTTCACTTCGATCAATCGGCAGGTTCCGCCGATACATTGCTTCACAAGCCGTTTCACCGGCTCCATTCGTTGCGGCACGGTGAACGGAATCATCACGGCTTTACCGGTGCGGTCGCGGTAGCACTCGTACAGGCCATCTTTCATGCCGAGGTAGCCGCTTTCGACGCGGGCATGGTTCTGGTAGGTTTTCCCCCAGATGTCAGGGACGCCGACGGCAAGGTATCCGCGTTCGCCCCGTAGGATCGACTGCCGAAACCACTCGTAGGGGTTCTGGTCACCCATCTTCGGCGGGTCGGGTTGCACACGCGGCGGGTCGGCTTGCCCGAGTGCCGCCACGAGTATCAAGGTCTGGAACATTCGGCACCTCCTTACTTCGCCACTTTCGGCGGGTCGGGAATCAGGTTCAACGCAAGCAGGATCGGAGTCAGCCAACCTGAGCCTGTCCTTCTATCTTTCCCTACCGTGTGGGCGTCCGTGCTATCCGTCTCCATCAGCCTTCGCAGTTCGTAGATCGTCGGGATTGGCAATCCAGCCTGCTTCAGCCCGGCACGGTACAACCCAAGCAAGCCCGCGACGAACGGCGTGGCCATCGACGTGCCCGACATCTGCTGGAAGCCGCCGCCCGGTTTGCAACTCCAGATATTCACGCCGGGGCCAGCCGTGTCGAGCTTGTCGCCGCTCGACGTGAACGATGCCGGGGCAAGGTTGCTGTCGAGGGCCGCGACGTTGAGGACGTGCTTGCTGTTGCCGGGGGCGTCCGTCTGTTGCGTGTTCGGCCCGGAGTTCCCGGCCGCGAAGATCAGCCACGGGCGGGAAGGATGTTCGGCGTACTCGCGGAGTTGGGCATCCGTCCCGGAATCGAGCGTGCCGCCACCCCACGAATTGCTGATAATCTCGCAGCCTTCGGAGAGGCACCATTCGATTGCACGGTACAACCCGCTGCCGCCGCTTCCCGAGTCGCCCAGCCCTTTGCCGTGGTACAGATCGAAACCGGCAGCAACGCCGATACGGGGGTCGGTGGCCCCCACGGTGCCGGAGCAGTGTGTGCCGTGGCCGTGACGATCCTGGTAGCCGTAGGCGCTGCCGGTGAAGTCCTTAGCCCCGAGGACGTTGGACAACAGCGGGTGCGAACGGTCGATGCCGGTATCCACGATGCCGACCTTGATTTTGCTCGTGATGGCACCGCGGAGCAGATCGACGTTGAACTTGCTCATGCCCCAGTTGATGTTTCCATCGAGGGGCAGAACGTCGGAGGATGGGCCGTATTCGATAGGTGGCAGATGGTACTGCATTATTTCACTCCCTTCGGCAATGCGAGGATTCCGCTTTCATCCGTGGGGAGCGGCACCGGGCCTGCGATGATGCGGGAGGCGTTGCCATCGACCACAAGCGTTAGAACCGCGGGTAGTGGCGTGTTGTAGGGCAGGCTTACATCGAGGTCGGATGCCGCAGCCGTGACCGTCTTATCCTTGAACTTGTGGCCTGCTTTGCCGAGTTCCTTCCACGCTGGCAGGCTCATCGCCGCCGTGAACTTGGGATCGGCTGGGCCATCCGGTCGGACGATCAGGAAGAAGTAACCGGCGGGGGCTGGCGGGTTCACCGGGGGGTTGACGGGAGGCTTTGGCGGCGGGGCGGTCGGATCGCCCACCGTAATCGTGCAACTCACGCCCTCCACTTCGCCCTTCGTCCAGAACCCCACGACGTACACGCCGGGCTTGTCACTCTGGAATACGAACCGACGTTGCCCCGGCTTGGGTGCCAACTCATCGAAGAACGCGTCATCGTCCTTGAAATTACGGAGCGTGCCGATTTCGGATTCGCCCTTGGCCACGACACGGATCAGTTGGCCCGGCCGTGCGGAGAGTTCCGCGGGCACCTCCGGCGGCGCCGCCCACGCGTGGGCGCAGGCCAGAATGAACAGGAACAACGAACGCATGGGAATCCTCTGAGTGGGTGTTAGTCGAGCTTCGGCAGTTCGCTCCGCATGACAATGCGAGCCTGCAACGCCGCCATTTCGATCTTCGATAGTTCGGCGGGCGTGAATTCACGCTTGTAGTTCGCCACCGAGAAGTACACCAGCTTCGTGTTATCCAGCTTCAAGAATAACATGATCGACTGTTTAACGCCTTCCTTTTCGTAGTACGCTCTCAGGTACGCCCGATCCGGCATTTCGGCAGTGGTGCAGAGAACCGTGCCTGTTTTGCACAACTGCAAAAGCAAATTAATGTAATGGCCATCGACCGGGAGCTTGCCGGAATACGGGCGCTCCGGGTGGACGCCGGGGATGCTCGAGTAACCCGCGATGGCCGTCACATAGTACGAACTTCCCGCCGCAGGAACCCCGCCGCCGTTTGACCCGTTGAACAGGATGATTCGATCCACAAAGTCTTCTTCGGCCAGAATATCCGCGATGTTGTAGATGCCTGCGAACTCCGCCATCCCATCGTAGTTCTGCTTCTGGCCGATCCTCTTCTTCCGTTCCTCAAACCACGCGGCGATATACGATTTCGCACCGACGCCGATGGAGCCGAGGACGAGAACAATCAGCGCCGCTATCGACGCCGCTATTGTTTGCCAGTCGGGCACGTTGCTACTCCATTGAGATCAATCAGGTCTATTCCCCCGGTTCATTCCTGCGATTCACCACCGCCTGTTCCCGGAGCCGGTTCATCTGGGGCGGGCGGGCCATGGTTGTCTTCGCCGTCGTTCGGCGTCGGGTCTTCGCCGGGGTCCGTACCGCCGGTCAGGGCGAAGATGAAGTTCCGCTGCGCGACGATGTTGGCCTGCGTCGATGCGACCATGTTTTGAGCCAATGCCAACTGTTCTTGTGAGCGGGCAACGTCGATTTGGGCCGCGTTCATCGCGTTGGTTGCGGCCGTGAGCGTGTTGTACTGCGATTGCAGTTGCGCCAACTCTTGAACGATCCGTTCGGCAGGTACTTGTGGGGTCGCGGGCATGGTCAACGCTCCTAAGGTTACGGGTCAACTGTGACCGAATAAGATTTCGAATGTAGCAAAACCTCCTCTGCCCCGAACCACGACACAGTGACCGTGTACACCCCAGGCGTATCGTAGTCGTGACCGGCAGTTGAACCGGGCATTTTATCCGTGGTATTGTCACTACCATCCCCCCAACTGACACCGTAATTTGCAAACCCGGCCGTGCTGGTATCTGTGACGGTGGCACTTAGCGCACCGCCAGTAACGGTCGCGCTGAACTCGGTCGGTGCACCGGCAAGCATTTGAGCGGTGGCCAAGTCCAATTCGTCGGGTGTCCACATCGAATGGAACCAAACGGCAGTTGCAATGTCGCAATTGGAGAACGTGCCGAAGGCGGAACCAATTTTCAGCACACCCGCCGATGTCACGGCGATGCCGTTGTCCCGGACCTGCCCAATGACACCCCACCCGCCGGGCCACCACACGTTGGTCGCCGTGCCGTTGGCGTAGTTGGTGCCGACGTTCAGCAGTGAGTTGGCATCCGTCGGGAGCAGGTCGGCAACAGTCGGGAACCAAATTGGGCCGAGGCGTTTGACGCCGTCGCCGAACATTTCGATTCCGGAATTGATCCGCACGAGGGCCAGCATCGCCACGGCTGTGATCGGCATCGCGCCTTCGAGGACGTTCGTGGCGCCGTTGAACGATGCGTAATAGGCACCGTTGGCCCCGACATTCTGCGTGGGCCTTGCAGTGCCAGTAGCCGTGGCCGCGTGGGTGGCAGCGTAGTTTGACCACGACGAAATCAGCCCGCCCGATTCCGTCTGGTAATTCGACCCGCTGAGGAGCAGTTGCGAAATCTTCCCGGCGAGCGTGTCGTACCAGGGGACGGCGGGGGAGCTACCCACCCGCATCCCGAGGCCCATCGTCATACCGAGAGGGAGCATCGCGCGGCCCCCTTATTGGTAGATCGCGATGGCGGCGCCGGCGCCGAGGTCTGCAATCGCAGTGATGTACACGGGGAACAGACCGACAGGAAGCGTCAGCGTGCGAGATTGGCCGCCGAGGGTCGTGAACTGGAATTCGCCCTCGGTCGTGACGAGGAGAACGACGGGACTCGCGGAGCCGTAGGTTGTTACCGACGCCGCAACACAATCGACGCCCGGCCCGCCGGGGATCCGCTGCGCTACGTCGCGTTCGGGCATCGCTGCGACAGACATATTCGGCACCATGATGCGAGGGGGTGTACCTCCGCATTATGCCGACGCGTGCCAATGGGCGGGAGTGCCCGAGAGTCTAGGATTTCAGGGGTAGTAAGGAATCTAGATTCGGCGGAACTTAGCTTGGTTGCTATTGGTTCGGAGGTGGGCGCGGATCGCCAAGCCCGCGATGAAGAACGACACGGCGAACCCTTGGATCAGCACACCTAGAAGGATGGCCGACTCCCACCACAGTTGGCAGGGTGTTTTGCCGTAGGAGGCGGGTGCCAGTATTTGTTCGAGTTGGTAGAGCATTCTTGGATGTTATCGCGATTGTCAAGAGCGAGCAAGATTAAAGCATCACTCTCGTTAGGTTCGCCGTCAGCACCGGCGTGCCACCGAAAGCCGTGGTACTGCGATAGACCAGCGTGAATTCCACGATGACCTTTTGGCAAGCGACTCCTTGGATCGGGATGTTGTTCTCCAAGTTGTTCCACGAATCCTCGACCCCTTTCAATTGCCCATCTGAATCGACATTCGTTACATCGCCTGTGCATCCGCCTGCTTTCGTCACTGAGGCGAAGTAGCTGTTCGATTCTTCCGCCCCGTTTTGCGGCGGGGCGCTCACAAGAACGATTGAGGTAATGCCAAGGTCAAACGCTTGGCCTTCGGGAACGCAGAACGTCCACGACTTCGTCCAGACGGTCGAGTAGTACGTGCTATCGTCTACTCCGCTTGTGAACGGCCCAGTCGTTACCCCATTAAGGGAAAGCGCGGTTGTTGCATCGGGGGGCAAAGCCGTTGTCCCGTCGCACGCTTCGCAATCACACCCGCAGCAATCCGAAGGATCTTCCACGCACGCCGGATCGCCCGCCGAACCGAGGATTTTAATTTCCCGCGATTCCACGGTGATGCCCGTCATAATCTCCACGCTTCGAGGCACTTCCGTATCGTTCAGAACCGGCGTTGCTACCAGCGGGTCGCCAGACAATTCCACGCTCAGCCATTTCTTGATCGGGCACACCTTCGAGACAACGTCGAATGTCGTGTACCCGGTGGCGTCTTCGGTCGGCGGGATGATTGCGGCAGACCATTTCGTCGGGTCGGTCGCGTCCCGCTTCATCCGGATCGGCTTCACCGCTTTGATTTCGGTCGCCGGGCCGGTCGTCGTGGCCCCGGTGTATTCGGTCGCCGTGTTGCCGGCCTCGATGGCCGTTCCAATCGGCTGACTTACCAGCACGCACGCCCGTTTGATCCCGCTCGATCCCGTTTCCCGGTCGATGATCCGAACCGGCCCGCTCGCGGCGCTCACCAGGTTGCCCGTGGTGCTCGCCTGCGGGGTCGCGTACTCGTGCCCGGAATCGACGATATCCACGTCCACGACCGCGCACCCGCCCACGACCGCGCGACCGAGCTCGCCGTCGGCGATGGCATCCAGGAGGATCGCGAAGGGGATGTCGGTCCCGGTGGGAGTGTCGCCGTCCAGAGCGGGGCGGTCGGAAATGAGTAGGTAGTCATCCGTGAGCGATTCGAGCGTATCCGTCAGTTCGACGACATCGAATAAGCCGAGGTCCGCCCCGGTCATGTTGCGAACGGTGATGATATGAGCGGGAGTGAGACGCTCCGGTTTTGGGTCGACGGTCCCCTGCCCCTTCTGCTTCATCCGACGGAACCCGCGAGCCGCCTCAAGGATCGGATTCCACGTTCGCTCGGAACGCGGAACCGGTTGACCGGCGGAAACAGGGGCGAGGGGGTCAGCGGGCATTATTTGGCAGGCTCCAAAACGTAGTACGTTGTTCCCGAATGCTTCTCAGTCTTCGATACCTTCCAAGCACCCTTGAAATCGTCGTTGCCAAAGAACCTGCTCTCCGCGAGTCCTTTCGTCGGTGCTTTCACCATCACGACAACCTTCTCGGGGTGCCCGGTCATCTTCACGAGCATCGTTTCTTCGTCGATCACCTTATACACCTGCGGGACAAGGCCGAAAGTGTATGTGAAGGAACCGACGTCACCGACCGACAATTGAGCCCATGGCAGTTCCTTCAATTGCGGCATCGGCTTCAACTTCGCCAACTCCGCTTTCATCGCTGCGAGCTTCTTCTCTTCGTCTGCGATCTGCTTTTCCAGCATCGCAATTTTCGCGGCCAACTTCGGGTCCGGTTTCGGCTGAGCAACCAACGAGCCACAAGCCAAAACGACACAAGCGAGGGACAAAATTCGGAGCATAAAACCGCCTCGGGAAGGATGGGACCTTCTAGCGGTTATACTCCAATTTCCAATTGGGCAAAGTTGGTAAACCTGTAAACCCGCTCGCAATAGGCCGCGAAGGGGGTTCGGACGCGATACCCGGCGTCAAACCCTTCCTTATATCCGACCCACAGGTAGTCCCACCCGTACTTGCGTGCAACGGTCAAATCAGCGCTGATTCGCAAGCTCTCTTGGTTTGGCTCCGCGCTGAATTTGTGGGAGAGGGACCAACCATCGTTTGAAGTGTACCGGGCATCGCATCCGAGATAGAGAACTTCGCCTTCCTGGAAGTTCTTCCATGCCGCGTTGTTCACGGTTCCCGTGAGCCGGAACAGCGTGTTGAAGTAGTTGAGCGAGACGAACGCGCGACGGGCCTCGATCGTGAATTCAGCCTGAGCCGTCACGATGTCAACGCCTTCCACACCCTCTTTCGTCACGTTGATCGCTTGTTTGAAATTCGGCGCTGCCCCACCGCCTACAACGGTACTTGATGTCGTGCTCCGGGATTGCTGAATGTGCGTCGTGCCGCCCGAAGTCTGGAACGAGTAACTAACTGGGAGCGGCGCATCCGGGTCCAGAGTTTCCGGCGGGAGCGGTTCTTCTCCGAGAACCTCGTTTGGCGAGATCACGGCATAGGTAACATCGACGTCCCAATACTGATTTCCGCCACGTGGTTCGACGTTGACCGCACTTCGGTACAGCCCCCAATAACTTCGCGGCGTGTCGAGGATCGCAGCATTGCGGATCACCGTCGAATCGGTCGAACCCATGGCGATGTACTTGACCGTGAACGTGCGATCGTCGCGAGATTCTTGAATCCCACGGGATGAAACAAGTTCCCACAACGAGACGCTCATTTTGTGATTCCCAAGGCCGCGGCGATGCGATTCTGAATCACGATGACTTCGTCCGCCTTTTCGTTGGCCTTCTTGAGTTCCCTCACAACCGGGTTGCCGTTGCCGCCGAACTGTTGCCCAGCGTCAGCGACCCGGAACGAGCCTTTTGCGGCTGCGATCAGCGGAAGCATTCCGCCGCTCGTGCTCTCGCCGGTGAACACCCCCGCCGCATCAAGTTTTTTGGGCGCTTCGGCAATCTTCTTTTGAATCGCCTTCAGTTCCATTTCCGCTTTTTTGCGATCAGCCTCAAGCCTGGGGTTGTCGCCGAGTCCCTTCAATTCGTCTACGGTTTGATTCGCGCCAAAGCCGCCAACCGCCAAACCAAGGATGATCCCTGCCGCCTTTCCTTTTGGCCCAAGCAAAGAACCAATTGCCGAGCCTTTTTGGGCACCCATTAAGGCACCCAACGCGATCAGCTTCGTGCGATTATCTTCCACGAACTGAGCGAACGCCTTGCCCATATCAACAAGCATCCCCAGCCAAATAACCTTGATGCCTGCCGCCATGATCTTGAATGCAAGTTCCAGTTGGCCTTTTTTGACCGCTTCGATGATGCCGCCCCACATTTCCCCGAACGTCGCCCCGGCATTCACGAACGCTTGAGACAACGAGGCTATCGCTTGTTTCCCAGAATCAGTGCCGGCAAGCAGGTAGGCGAACACGCCGATGATCGTGAGCTTGAATATGCCGAGACTCGAAACCGCCTTAAGCACGATCCCACCAATAGCGAGCAGCCCCGGCCCAACGACAGCTAAAGCACTACCAACCCCCAACAATGCACCCGCGACGAGAACAGCCGTCATCACCGCGCCGCGGTTCACCCGAACGAATTCGCCCACGCTCTTGATGATCGGGAAGAGCGTTTGCAAGAGTGGCAGCATCGCCCCTTGAAGCGATATGATCGACTTCCGCCATTCCTGGTTTGCCTGAACGGAGGCCTTGATCTCGTTCGGATCCATCAACGGCGCGGAGTCCATCAACGCTTTGAACCGGCCCGGATTCTTCAACACATCATCAAGGCTTACCCCGGCAACGTCCGCGGCGTACTTCAATCGCTGCATCTGCTCAACGCCGAATCCCAACTCTTCGGCCATCTTCGAGATCTCTTCCGCCCGATCCACGCCCCCCTTGAATAGCCCGGCCAGCGGCGCGGCAAGTGCGGCCCCGGCGCCCAACGCCCCGACGCCCGCCATCTTCAACCCGCCCGCGAACGCCATCACGCGAGCCTTCAACCCGGCGAGCGTCTTAGTCAAACTATCTTTCGCCGAGATCTCCACGAACGCGCCGCCGGCCCGGATGTCCCCGGCCTTGCTGCCCCCGCCCGCACTCGCTCCACCTGCCATCGGCATCGGTCAACCCCTCACGACTTTACCGAACAAAGCCAGTTCCAACCCGGCCCAGAACCGCCGCTTCTCGCTCGCCGCTTTCGCCGCCATTACTGAGGCCGGCAACGGCGGCTTGTACGGGTTCACTTCGGCGGGGTTGATCTGCTCACCGGAGAACCGGCTCACGATCTGCCCCATGTGCCACGCGGCCAACTCGCCTTCGAACCGCTGCCGTTCGCGAGCCATCCACCGAAGTTCTCGCAGGCTCAACTCGCCGGGGTCGATTCCGATGATGCCAGCGGCGCGGTAGCATTCTTCGAGAATGTCAACGCATCCATCATCTGTTCCGGCGTCATCGCGTTCACTGCTTGGATCGCCCGGGAAATCGTCGGCTCCAATGCAGTCAGCAGTTCCGCCCCCTTGTTCCTCAAAGCCTGGATCAGGGGGCGCGTCCGGCTCGGGGAGAAATCCTGCAACGCCTGCATGAAGGCATCCACTGCGGCTTCGAAGGCGTCGCCCGCGAGCGATTCGCCGAACTCGGTATCTGTCACGCTCGCCGCTTCCGCCTGATTCTGAACCATCAAGAAGAGCACATCCGCAAACGTGATGACGTCGCCGGTCACTTCCTTGAGCAACCGGCATTCGTCGTTGAGCAGGTGCCCGAGGTGAATCTCGGTGCGGTCCTTCACCCGTTTCATCACGGGTACGGTGAAGGCGATCACCCACTCCCGGCCCTTCGAATCGCAGAACGTCGCCACGGTTTATTTCCTCACAGAGTTTGCGAACAACCCCTGGAACTTCGGCGATTCCTTGACGAGGGCCGGACGCATGAACGGGTTGCCAGCGTACGTCGCCTGGCGTGTCTTCTTTCCGCGGGTCAACATTACCCGGCCACCCTTTTCGAGCAGCGTTGGCACCTTGTAGCCCGACTTCGATCCCTTGAATTCGAGTGGTCCGACGACGACCGATTTCGTTTCCGGGACGTATGCGAAGAAGATCAGTTCCTTGAGCGGCGACACGGAACGCGCCTTTGTGACGCCGGTTTTCTTGTTCGTGAACGACCGCTGATATCCGATCCCGCCGCCCCGGTGAACTTTCGGCGGTTGACCAGGTGCGGCCGATTTCTTCGCATACCGAAGAGACGACCGCGACGAGGTCCGAACGAACGCCCCGGCTTTCGAGAGCGCCCGCTGAGTGGCCTTGTCGGTCAACGAAGCAACGAGCGAGGTGTCGAAAAACGCCCCTCGCTCGCCTTGAATTGTCACGTTCAACGGTGCGACGGATGCCATTACGACCCCGGATCGGTAGCAGTAATCGAACTGCCGCTGCCCATCACGACGTATTGCGGAAGCCGATTCGTGTTGAAGCCCGGCTTGAATTCGTAATTCTTGTAGAGGATGTTCCCGATTGCCTGGTCCTGGCCGGTATCGGACACATGGAAATAGGCACGCACGCCGCGAGAGCCTTCGGTCGTGATCGGGCCATCAAGGATGAGCAAGTCGAGCATTGCGGCCGAGCACGCAGCGTTATCAATTGCCACATACCCCGCATCGGCGTCATCGCAGCGAGCGGTCATGGTCACTTGAATATCCATCTGCGTTGGGTGGAACAGTTTCGCGCGACTGGCTCGCGTCGATGCGTCTCCGAAGTCCCATGGCTTGGATACGTTCACATCGCGGATGATGGTTTGCGCCGTCCAAGTCGGCGTTCCATCGGTGCCGGTGTTGCGATAGACGACGGCCTTGATTGCCGGTTTTACTGCGGAAGTCGCGGCCATGTCATGCCCCCATTGTTTCGCGGAACTCGAAAGTTACATCCGACTTGAACAGCTTGTTTTGAACGAGTTGCGCCTCATCGTAGACGTCAACGTCATTCGCATAGGTCAACAACCGTCGTTCGTTGCTATCACCGAATGTCAGCATCTGCCGAACGAAATCGCAACGGTCACTCACCTTTTGCTGGACGAACAAAACCCGCGCGTCGATCCATTCTTTCGTCGGGTCGCCGGGGCTGTTGAACTTCTCAACGACCGTCACTTGAACCCCGTAAACCCATTCATCCTCGGCGCGGTCGGCGGGGTTGTTGAGGTAGCTCAACGGCATCACGAACACTTTGCGGCCGGTGATCGAATCGACATTCACCGGGCCGATGTACTCGCGTGAAACCGTCGCATCGCCGGGAGCATCAAGCCCGGATTCGATCCATTCGCGGATCTCTTCGCAAATGTTGATGATCTCGGCGGCCATCAACTCACCTTCTTCATGTGGATCCGCCAACGCGTGTGAGCCGGATCGCTCCATCGCCAAGCCGGTTCCCCGGTGTTCGGCGTGACGATCTCGAATACCGTCGTTGTGCCGTCGATCACTTCGGTAATCCGGTCGCCGAGGGCCGGTTCGCCGTACGTCAAATCTGCGGATTCAACGAGATAATCCCGGTCGCCGAATTCGATCTTCGCCGTGCCGTCGAGCGTGCTCGAAAACACCGTGCGACCTGGAACGGCGGTAAGGGTCAACGCCGTCTCGCCAACTCGCGAGTACGTCACGCTCACACCGGCCGCAGCTTGCAAACCAGTGCTCATAAACGCCCGCGCCTTGGCGAACAAGTTGCTCACGAAAGTCCCTTCACCACTTCCAGCCACAGGTCGGCTTGCTGGAAGACTTCGGCGGAATCAGGCAAGCCGGCCACGCCCGCGAGCAACGCCGCGGCTTCGTCGCCCGTGGCGTTCTTGAGCAGAGACCGCACGGCACCGGCTCGCAGGGTAACGAGTTGCCCCTTGCCGGGTTCGCGGGTTGCCAGTTGCTTTTTCAGTTGATCCAACACGGTGAATCTCAGTTGGTTCAAGAATGCCCCGGTGAACCACTCACCGGGGCCGGTTGTTGTTACTGCTTACCGAGGCGAGCGGTGAACCGGTCGATCACGACGCGACCCGTGGCTGTGCCGCTGGTCTTTTCGAGGTGAGCGAGCAAGCCGAGCGGGCCGGTCGCCGCCGTGAGTACGAACGTGGTCGCGCTGAGGACACGGACGCCGTCGATGTACAGCTTGACGCTGGTTTTATCGCGGGCATCGATCATGAGGTGGATTCGGTTGGCAACCGCGCTGCCTTCCGTCGCGTTGACGGTGGTATCGGTCGCAGCCACTTCGGTCGTGCCGTCGTCCGATTCCGCGAAGATGTCGAGAGCACCGCCGTCGATGTGGAAGAACACGGATTCCGTGATTGCGTCCGCGTCGGTCGTGCTGGTGCCGTTAGCTAGGCCGATGTTGAAGTCCACCGCCGAAGTCGAACCGTTCGACGGAATGCGGATTTCGGCTTCGACGATCGGGTTCGCGTCGACCGAGAACCGATCCACACTCAACAGGTCGATACACTGCGCTTCGTTGGTCGCCGTGAGTTCGATGCTGCTGGCACCGCCGAGAATCTTCGGGAAGCCGAACGCGCCGACAGCTTGCGTCCCGGTGGGCACCGAGAGAAGCGGGCTGGTTTGCATGTCGATGTCGTAGGCGGGATCGACATTGATGTTCACGACGCATGTCGTGTCGGCACTTGCACAATCGCCGACGATGCGACCGAGGTAGAAGTCGCGGTCGTTGACCTTGCGAAACGTCACGGCGGCTGCCGAGTGGTCCCAATAGGCACGCTGCCCATCGAGCAGCACGACCGATGCTGTTTTCGTGAACGTGAACTGGCCGGAAGTGGTGAGGCTGATCCGGTCGGCGGCCGATGCGCCTAGGGTGGCCTGATAGACACCAGCGCGGCCGTCCGGCATCTGCCGAACATCGCCCGGCGAAACGGCGGCTTCGGCGGTTTGGCGAACATCGTCGCGGCCGCGAATGTAGCTTGCATCCATGATTTCATCTCCAAGGCCCGCGCCGGTTGCCTGAACTCAGGGCCGGTGCTCTCGCATTTTTCGCGGGACGGTTAAGGGGTCAGTTACTTTCGCTTCACAGTCGGCGTAGCCGGCGGTTCGGCGGAGGTTTTCAGGGGCGTTTGCAGTTCGGCCACGGTCACTGAGGCAGTCGCAGCAAGGTCGATCTTTTCGACCCGTTGTTGGCGGTAGAGCATTTCCAGCGAGCCGGCCGGGATCTTCTCTTCCGGGACGACGTCGTCGGTCTTGTACTCCACGCCATCGACCACGATGTTCTCGCGAAACTTGATGTTCATCGATCCAACTCCAATTTGAAAGTTGCGGGAGCCGGATTCGAACCGGCGTTGTAACGGCTTATGAGACCGTGCTGGTACCAAACTCCAGTCCATCCCGCACCAATGCCCCAAGGCGTTACCCTTGGGGCGAATCATCTATCAACCGGTGATCTTCTCCATGCCCTTCCAGTCGAGCACGCACACGCCGATCGAATGGCTCACATCCCACCAGGTGCCGAACTTGCCGCGGTCGAGTTGCCCGCTGCGGACGCGAGGAGCGCGCTGACCGCGGAGGTAGCCGACTTCCAGGGCCGGGGCCGTCGAGGAAGCGACGTACCAGGTCGAAGTCGAACCGCTGTAGGCGGTCTTCGTGCTCGGGTGGATCACGCCGTTTTCGAGTCGCTTCTCGGCGACGAGCGTGAGATTCCAGTCGCGGAGACTGTTCTTGTTACCGAGGGTCGCGTTTTCCCCGGTGATGAACAAGTCGCTGCCGAGCAGGTTGGAAGCCGTTTCCCGCAGCGTCGGCGGCACGATCAAGTGCGACGGATCAACGTCGATGTTGACACCGTTCTCGCGGATCACGGACATCCGGGCGAGTGCCGTGCCCAGCGTGCTACGGCTGAGGGCCGACGAGGTGATCAGGTTGGCGTCGGTGGCGTTGAACAACGCCCGGCCGGTGCTCGCGAGCGTCGGGTTCGCGTAGATCGTCGCATAGACGAGGTCCGGGCGAAGGCGAGCCGCGGCAAGGCCGAACTCGGTCGGCTTCGTGGCGAGTGCCCCGAGGTTGTCGTTGAGGAACGCAATCTCGTCGATCTGGAACTGTTTCGCGAACCGCTTCACCTTGAAGGTTTCGGCGGTGTCCGAAATGCTCGAATGATCGGCTTCACCGTCTTCGGGAAGTTCTTCGAGCGAATCGCCCTTGAGAACCCGCACGCGTTCGGCGGTGAGGTAGTTCGGGACTTCGCTCTCGCGCACCCAACCGCGGGTCGTGTCGGTCGATTCGAGGTACGTGCTGAGCAGAATCGCGTTCACGCTCGTGGTCATCGAGTTCGTGAGCGAGCCGGACGAGAACGCGGCTTGGAGCATTTCGTCGCGGTCGTGCGGGACCATGCGACCGCTGGCCCGGAGTGATTCGCGAGCGAGGTCGATGGCCGACATCTTCGCGAACCGGTGAGCGTGCTCCATGAACTTGTTGCGCTCGGCATCGTTGATGCCCGCACGGAGCCACGACGGGATACCGATTTCAACAGCGTGCGGCGTGTTGTACGCCTTGCTATCGAGTTGCCCGCCGGCGCGGAGCAGGATCGCGCCTTGGAGAGCCTGCATACTCACTTGGGTGTTTTTGACGATCACGTTGGGAGCCTCCGCACGCTTGGCACGCAGGATCCGCAGTTCGGTTTCCCGTGCGTCCCACTTGTGCTTGTTCGCGTGTTCTTCGGCGGTGGCGACGAGGTGCCCAACCGCGATTTTGGGATTGCCACAGCGGGCGATCACCTTAGCAACACCGAGTTGCCGGGACGTTTCGGCGAGTTGAGCTTTGAGCTTGACCGGGTCGGCCGCGGCGTTCACCGGCGGATCCTCTTCCTCTTCGGTTTCGGTGGCCGGGACTTCGGTTTCCAGTTCCGCTTCGGTGGCGGCTTCGAGTTCCGCTTCGGTTTCTTCCTCTTCATCCATCATCCCGCCATCGGCGGCAAAGAGGGACTTGAGGGCCGTCTTCTGTGCGGCGGTGAGAGAAGCGGCATCGTAGCCCTTCGCCGCCAGCCATTCGTTCCATTTCATCGCGATCCCCCTATGATTGGCGACCATGGACGACGTCTTGCGATCAGCGCCCAGGACAACGAAACTCACTTCCCGCAGCACAACGCCGCGAGCAATTTGAATCGGCCCGATGTACTCGCGGCCGTTGACTTGCACCTTGACGCCCGGCTTCACCTCGTCCACGGTCGCCGGGTCGCCACCGATACTCGCCTGCCACTTAAAACCGGCGTCGGCCTTTTTCAGCACGAGCCGGGCGGCGTCTTCTTCTTCGTCGGTTGGCGTGAAGTATCCGCTCACCATCAACGGCGGGACACCGGGCGAATCGAAGCCGATTTGCTCGATCTGGCCGACGATGTTCGAGCCGGTTGGCGAATGATCGAGCAGCGCCGGGAGTGCCTGTTGTTCGAAGTTCACGGTCGAACAATCGACCACGACCGGCAAACCCCAGCCGACGTTCATCGGTTCGCCGGTGTATGCCGTGAGCGTGAAGCGGCGCTTGCCGTCGCCGCCATCTTCGGCGGCCCGGATCGATACCGGCACGGTGGCGAGAAGGCGTTTACGCATTGGCGAAAGCCTCCTCAGCGGTGGCAGGGGCGGCGTCCGGAATCGTGGGGAGGATGTCGGCCTGCGTCATCCCGAGGGATCGAGCGAGGGCGATTTCCTTTGCTCGTTGCGTCAACACTTCTTCCCAATCGAGCCCGTCTTCGGCGCAGACGATCGCGAGGTTCGACCATCCGCCGTTCATCGCCACGGTGCGGGCGTTTGCTTCCTTGAGTGGATCGATCGCCGCCCACCCGTCGAAGAACCAATCCCAAACCCATTCAGACAGCGGCGGGAGTGCGGCGGGGATCTCGCCGGCGAGCGCGGCCTCTTGAACCCACGCAAGGAACACGGGATCGATCACGCGAGCACGCAACCGGGAGCGGTCAACTTCGATGCCGCGGTGGTAGCCTTGATGGTCAAGCCGACCGGACGAGTAGTTGTAGCCACTCGAATTGCCAGCGATGACGTTGAACGGCATGTTGATCGTGCGACCAATTTCGTTCAGCAGTTCGTTCTTGAAATCCTTATACGTCCCGGTCGGTTGCTCCGGCTTGAACTGGCTCGCTTCCCAACCAGGCGGGAGCGTGAGCAGCGTGCCGCGAGCCATCGGGATTTTGTCGAACGTCGATTCGTCGTTCGCCTCGCCACTCTCAGGCGACAACGTCGATTTCATCACGCCGGCCAACATTGCCGCGGTCTCGGCGGCCGTCAGTGTGGCGAGCGTGTACCGGCGAAGCTGCGCGAACAACGGCAACGCGGCCTGCATTTCCGGGATGCCGCGGTGTTGTCCGATCCGACCAGGGCGATACCAGTGGATCACCTGCTCAGCGGGAATCTCGGTCGTGTCCCACGTGACGAACGGGGTCACGCCGCCCGGATGCTGTTTCAGGAACGTGTACGATTCCACGTTGCCGCGGTCGTCATACCGAACGCCGTCGGTGTACAGCGGGTCGAACCCGAAATCCCAAGGGTCGGTACATTGATCCGCTTCGTACAACCGCAAATCAAGCGTGACTTTCGTCAACCCGGATTCGGGTAGCCGGTCGTTCGTGATCATCACCGCGAAATCTTCGCCGTCGCGGAGTGCGGCCTTTTCCATCAATCGGAGCTTTTCGGCGTAGTCGATCGCCCGGGCCCAACGTGCGAAGGCCCGCTCGATCTGCTTTGCCTTGCTGCGCGTCGGGTCGTTCGGAATCTGCAATTGCAGTCGCGGACCGGTGCCGACGAGGTCGGACGCCCGTGTTTCCACCGCGCCGCGGTAGTAGCTGTTGTTGTCGGCTTCGTACCGGGATCGCTCGCGGAGAATCGCCCGCGTGCCCGAATCCATCCCGGCGTTCGCGGAATAGTTGTCGGTGTTCGCCCAGTGGTTCGCGTTCTCGTCGGTGGTCTGTGCGGCATCGTACGCACCCTTCACCCGGCGAGACTTGCCGGGCGCGATCCACGAACGAATGCGGCTGAGGATACCCATGGTCACACTGCCCCCGGCGGTGTGACTTTGCCCATCCGCGTAGCTCGCCAGCCCGACTTCGGGCCGCCGCCAGCGTTCGTGCCAGCAACCGCAGCGGCGGCCTTTTGGTGTTGAAGGGCGGTGATTTGATCCGGGATCGAATGAGCGGAGACGGTCGTCCCGTCCACGGTCGCAGATTGCGGGGCCGTGGCAGCTTCGGCGATGGTATCGGGCGTGAGCGAATCGGGCATGATGAAAGCATCATGGCGACAGCAAACGCTATGAGAAGTGGGTCAGCTTGCAGTTTGGCTAGGAACATTGCTACCTGTAGCAGGCATGCTACCGCTAGCAATTCTTTCAGTCGTTCGGCACGACCAGCCGCAGTTCGGACACCGTTTGTACCGCACGACGAGACCCTTGGCAGGTCGCAGGGTGTTGATTGTGTACAAGCGGGCGGAACAGTTGCCGCACGTGATCCCGTTCGTGAGTAGTTTGGGTTCAGTCACCGTTTCCCCCCGTGTTTTTGGGCATACTGTTCCGAGAATTTGAGCTTCGGCTTCGCGGGTTGCTGTGTCGATGGAACCGCCGTCGAACTCGCGAACGTGATCCCTTCCACGCTCGCAGCCACCGCGCAACCAATCAAGCAGTCCCACAAGTGATTGTCCGGCCGGTGCGGTCGCTGTGTCCATTTGTCGAACGTTGACCCTCGCAAGGTCTTCGGAATCGATGTTTCCGACCAGCAATGTTCCGAAATCATTTCATGCTCGTATGGGTTCTTGCCGTAGAACCTCATCGCGCCCCGCGGACCGATCGGCGTCGTTAACCGCTCGAATACGAAACTCTTCCACGCGTCTGGATCGAATTGTACCATGCGCCCACGGCCCGACTCGCTGACGGTCAACCGCCAGTGGAACCCGCTCTTTTCCCCCGGTCGTGGTCGCCATTCCGCCACGCCACGAGCCGTTTCGCTCCGGCCAACACCCTTGCTCGGGAATACCTTGAATTCCGTTGACCGGATGAATTGGTACACCGTCGACGGTTGCCAGCCGGAGTCGATGAGGCACCGATCGACCGGCATCATTTCCCCGGTGTCCTGCCGCGGGTACCGGCGGCCGAGGATCGACGCCGTGAGTTCTTCGAGACCCTTGTACAGAGCCTGTTCCAACGAGAACCCCGGGTACGCATCGAGCAACCCCGGCCGCATGTCGTCAGCCGCGAAGTTCGTTCGGTTCTGCCGCGGCCACGCGCCGTAATCGATCACGGACCCGCCGAAAGTTTGATCCCAATCGCAAACCGCCCACCACATCCCACGGCCGAACCCGCCGCCCATGTCGATGAACGCCGTGAGCGTTGTCGCTTCCTTCCGCACGATCCCGCGTTCCAAGCCCGTGAGCCGTTTCGTCAGTTCGACGCGTTCCAACTCTTTCGCCCCCGGCTCAATCCCCGCTTGTTCCGGTTCATTCTGATACTCCGCAAGGAACCCTTTCGGTGAATCGTAGTAGAGATTCATGGCCGATTGGATCGCTGACACTTCGCCGGCCTTGAACCGAGATTCCCAACTTACCTTCGCGCCGGCGTCGGCCTGTGCTCGGTTCGCAAGGTAGTGTTCGTTTGCCCGCTTCCCCTCGTCGCCACTCCGCAAACTCTCCCGGCGGATCTCGGCGTACCCGTCCCACCAGTCCATGTCGGTGGGGAACGATTCGAGCATCTTCGTTCGCAAGCCCTGCCAATCCGGGTGCTTCTCGTGAGATAGAAACCGGTCGGATAGGTCACCGGGGTAGATCACGGTGCAAAGCTGGACCGCGGCGATCGACACCTCCGGACCCGCCAGGCCGATGATGTCGTCGCCGATCACCGCCTCGCGGTCGGTCGTCTGTGTCGGGCTCTTCGCGCTCGCTCGCGTCTGTGCATCGTCGATCAGCACAAGGTCCGGACGAAGGATCTCGCCCAGCGGACCGACAACCGACAGCCCCCGAATCGCCCCCTCGATGCCGGCCACGCGGATCACCGCCCCGCTCGCCTTGCTCCCCTTGATCATCGGCAGAATGATCCCGTCGTTGGTCCACTCAATCCGCGTCGGTTCGCCCTGCGAGGTTTGTCCCTTCGCCCGGTGATTGATTCGCTCTAGCTTGCGGATCGGGTAGCACACCTCGGGGAAGTCTTCGAGAAGCAGGTCGTTCGTTTCGAGTTCCTTTTGAACCTTCTTGAGCGAGTTCGTCGCGAGCGGATCATTTGCACTCACGAGCAACACGAACCGACGGAACCCGTACAGCACCGCCCAAAGCAACGCGCACTCGGCGACCGTCGTCTTCCCGGACCCGCGAGGCATCGCCAGGGTGAACCGGCCGCCGTTGAGTACGCACCGTTCCATCCGCTCGATTGCTACTTTGTGAGCATCCGAGAACGGCCACGGGAACCGAGCGGGGAAATACGTGAGGCAGAACTGTAGAAGCGATTTCCCGGCGGCGCTGCGTCGGCGAGTGTTCCGGATCTTCGGCGGTTTGCCGATATCGCGGCCTTCGGCGGATCGCTCTCTCGCGAGCTTCGCCTGCGATTCGCGGTAAGCGTCGTAACCAGGTAACTCGGATGTTTTCTTCGCCATGCAATTCCAGCTTATGTTTACTTTGATCACAAACTAAGTTGGTTAGCAAAACCGGCCATTCCGTGTGCGTCCTTC